TGGCCTATGTGGTTGACGATCCGGACACCGTGTTTAAAGCGGCTGTCTGCTCGTCGGGAACCACGATGGCTTCGGGCGCTTATGCGTTGGTCGGAACGAACCTCTCCTGCATCGACAATGCGTCGGGTAACGTGAATACCGGTAACAGCAAGAACGCGATCCTCGCGCCCTCTGCGACCCCGGCTACTTCGATCCTCCCGCTGCGTTGTGTCGGTGTGGTTCCGGAGACTTCGGTCTCCTATGCGGCAACGGGTTCGTCTTCGACGACCACGATCACCCTCACGGGTGCGGGTCTTCCGGCGGCGATTCCGGTTGGAACGAGCGTGGCCTACTACGCCAGCAATGGTCAGTTGATTGAGACGGGATCGTTCGTTACGGTAGCGGCAAACGCTGCTGCAACGTCGGTCACGATCAACGCTGCCATTGATGTGCCGGGTAGCGTCACGGACATTCCGGCTGCATCGAGCATCGTGTTCACCGTCTACCGTGAACTGTTGGTCAAACTCAATGTGTTGACCCACGGTTACTACAGTAGCGTCACAGCCTAAGGAGTTCTAGAAAATGGCTATTTCACGCGCACAAATGTTGAAGGAACTCCTGCCGGGGCTTAACGCGCTCTTCGGTTTGGAGTATGCCAAGTATGAGGATGAGCATACGCTCATCTATGAGACCGAGAACTCTGAGAAGGCTTTCGAAGAGGAAGTCAAGTTGTCGGGCTTCGGCACGGCCCCGGTTAAGCCGGAAGGTCAGGCCATTGCCTATGACAACGCTCAGGAGGCTTGGACGGCTCGCTACAACCACGAAACGGTGGCAATGGGTTTCTCGATCACTGAGGAAGCCATGGAGGACAACCTCTATGACCAACTCTCTGCTCGTTACACCAAGGCCCTCGCCCGTGGTATGGCGAACACCAAGCAGGTCAAGGCTGCGGCTCTGCTGAACAACGGCTTCACCACGTTCCAGTCTGGCGACGGTGTGACGCTCTTCAGCACGGCTCACCCGCTCGTCAACGGTGGCACCAATGCCAACCGTCCGACCGTGGGTGCGGACCTCAATGAAACGTCGCTTGAGGACGCAATCATCTCGATTGCGAACTATGTGGACGAGCGCGGTCTTCTGATCGCCGCCCGTCCTCGTCGTCTCATTGTGCCGTCGCAGTTGATGTTCGTTGCCGAGCGCCTCATGGAGACCACTCTCCGCACGGCGACTGCCGATAACGACATCAACGCGATCCGTAACATGGGCGCGATCCCGGAAGGCTATGCGGTCAACCACTACTTGACCGACACGAACGCCTTCTTCCTCATCACTGACGTTCCGAACGGCATGAAGCACTTCGTGCGTACTGCCCTCACGACCGGCATGGATGGCGACTTTGACACCGGCAACGTCCGGTACAAGGCTCGCGAGCGTTACTCGTTTGGTGTCAGCGATCCGCTGGGCATCTACGGTTCGCCGGGTTCGACCTGATAGCCCAAAAGGCAGAGAAGGGGGGACTTCGGTCCCCCTTTCTTTTTGTGCATTCGTGGTGTTTAATCGCATTACCGGGAAAACGAGTCCGCCAGACAGACCCGGCTGACGGTATGCAGACTGGTGGACGACTCGCATACGAGGTTTAAACATGGCTAAGACTACTTTCTCTGGTCCGGTTGAGTCGGACAATGGCTTCATCGGTGATGTGTCCGCGACGGTCATCAAGGCCGCTTCGGGTACGGTTACCAACCTGCTTTGCACCAGCCTTACGGTTGGCAGCACCAAGTTTGCCGTAGCAGTGAATGCGGCTTCTGGTTTGGTGTCCGCTCAGACGGGCTACATTCAGGTTCTCGTTGGCGCGACCACCGCTTACATCGCCTTGTACAAGAGCGTCACCGTTTAATTTTAAAGCGGAGGATTCTCTATGGCACAGTACGATGTCTGGGCGGTAAATCCGACCAGCGACGATGCTTATTTCCGCGCCTCTGCGACGATTGCAGCCTCAGGAAGCATTGCTCTCCTGAAGACCAATGTCGGTCAGTACGGTACCGGCTATAAGGTTTCGATCACCTCTAACGGTGCGGATGCCAATAAGACCTTCACCATCACTGGGGTCAAAGTTGGCGCTGAAGGCTACGATGGGATCGTGACCGAAACGGTGACGGGTCCAAGTGCGTCGGTGGTCTATTCGACCAACTACTACACTAGCATCAACAGCATCAGCGTCAGCGCGGCTTCGGCTGGCGGTGTCAAGATTGGCTACGGTGGAGATCTGGCGTTTCCCAGAACGCGGATCAAGCAGGTGCTTTATGTTGCCGCTGGAACGGCAGGCAGCATCACTTTCACCGCGCAGCCGAACAACACGGTGATTCTCAAACTCTTCACCCCTGCCGATGGAACGGCTAACGATGCCATGGTTCCGCCGGAAGGTATTCTCACGACCAAGAGCAATTCTGGACGTGGTGATATCGCCGTGCTGACCTTGGATCAGGTGTCGAAAGTCACTGTTATTTGCGGGTGATCTATGCCAAAGACCCCGGCATGGCAAAGGAAAGAAGGTAAAGACCCTGCTGGCGGTTTAAATGCCAAAGGCAGGGCTGCTTATAACCGTGCCAATCCCGGCAAGCCGGGGCTGAAGCGCCCGCAACCCGAAGGCGGTCCACGTCGAGATTCTTTCTGCGCCCGGATGAAGGGCATGAAAAAGAAACTCACTAGCAAGAAGACGGCGAATGATCCGAACAGTCGGATCAATAAGTCTCTTCGTGCGTGGAACTGCTGACATGGCTAAGGCAAAGAGCAAGGTAAACGCAGCCGGGAACTACACCAAGCCTGAGATGCGTAAGCGACTGTTTAACCAGATCAAGGGTTCCGCAGTCCAAGGCACAGCATCAGGTCAGTGGTCCGCTCGTAAGGCGCAGTTGCTTGCCAAGAAGTACAAGGAAGCCGGAGGCGGCTACAAAAACTGATGGCTATGCGGGTCAAAAAGGATGCGATTGGACAGGCCATCAAACAGTCCTACAAGAATGGCAAGGGAAAGTCTTGCCCTGTGGCGACGATGGATGTCCATGTCAACCTGAAGAATCGCAACCACGCCATCAAGGAATACGGCTACGGCCCACTGAATCCTGATGAGCCTTCAGATAAGTTCTGGAAGGCCAAGGCGAAGATGTGGGCGGTGGATGTCGATGAGGCTCAGAAGTCCCGTTGTGGGAACTGCGCGGCATTCATCCAGACCAAGCAGATGCTGGATTGCATCTCCAAGGGAATGGAAGCCGGTGACAAGCCTCATAAGGATTACTCGATGGATGTCATCGAGGCAAGCAATTTGGGGTACTGCGAACTCTTCCATTTCAAGTGTGCCGGTGCGCGTACTTGCGATGCTTGGATCGTAGGTGGGCCGATCAGATGAAAGCGACACAGCGTTCATTGAAGGCTTGGACTGAGCAGAAATGGAGGACGAAGAGTGGAAAACCGAGTAGTGAAACTGGTGAAAGATATCTACCAGAGGCTGCGATCAAGGCTCTCTCGCCTTCGGAATATGCCCGTACCACCGCCGCCAAGCGTAAGGGTAAAGCCCAAGGCAAGCAGTTCGTCTCGCAACCGAAAGCCGTTGCAGAAAAAGTAAGACCGTTCCGGCAGCGAGGTAAATGAGATGGCAATGTCACGCGCCAATATGAGCCAGCAGGTTTCCAAACCGGGCGGTCTTGGCAAGGTCAAGAAGGTGATGCGGGAGTTCAAAGAGGGAACACTGCATTCTGGCAAGAAGGGTCCGGTTGTCCGGAACCCGAAACAGGCTGTGGCTATCGCCCTTTCTGAGGCTGGCATGAGCAAGCCTGAGAGAAAGGCAATGGGCGGAAGCATTGATGGCTGCGCTATGCGCGGGAGGACACGAGCATGAAAGGCAAAGGACCGATGATGATCGTTGCAATCGGCGCGGGTAAGAAGCGCGACGACGATGATATGGAATACATGATGGAGGAAGAGGACATGAAGAAAGGTGGAATGATGGGTTACGCCGCAGGCGGTAGCCTCAAGATGGTCGATAAGGGCGGCTCCAAGGTTCCGTTCTTCGCGGCTGATGGCAAGGGCAAGATGATGGGTGGCGGCATGACTTACGCAGAAGGTGGCTCCACCGGGCGCGGCGGTCGTGATGGCTGCGCCATCAAGGGCAAGACGAAGGGTCGGATGGTCTGATGACGACAAGCGGTATCTCAACTTTCAACCCTGAGTTTCGGGAACTCGTAGAAGAGGCTTTCGAACGGGCGGGTTTGGAGTTGCGTACCGGTTACGACCTTCAGACTGCCCGTCGCTCCATGAACTTCATGGCGCTTGAATGGGCAAACCGGGGCATCAACCTCTGGACGGTGGAACAAGGTTCGCAGGTACTGACACCCGGAACCTTCACCTACACCATGCCTGCCGACACCA